AGTATCTCAGCACATCCCTCAAGACTATCCCAGAATATGCCAACGCTTTAGCCAAAGCCCGGCAAGAGGCAGCAGATGCACTCGTAGAGCAAGGCCTTACAATGGTAGATGATCTGGATGGCGGCAGCACATCAAGCGAAATAGCCGCCACCCGTGAAAAGGTGCAGTGGCGCAAATTTATGGCAGGCTCGTATAATCAAGAGAGATACGGCAACAGACCCCAGACAAACGTGACAATCTCCGTGGGTGACATGCATTTAGACGCATTACGCAAAGTCAATTCCGATTTGGCAGCTATCCATAAAGAAGACCAAGAGCGTGAAGCCAAGACGATTGACGCAGATTACGAGGATGTATCCGATGAGTGATAACCCATTAACAGAGTTTGTCCTACGTTACCGCGACGAGCCAGTGTTATTCGTTAAAGAGGTGCTAGGCGCTACGCCATACGATTATCAGGAAGAGTTCCTCAACGCCATTGCATCTGGCGAGCGTAAAATGTCCGTGAGGTCTGGGCATGGTACGGGTAAGTCAACGTCAGCTTCTTGGGCTATGCTCTGGTTTTTGCTTTTACGCTTCCCTAACAAGGTTGTCGTAACAGCCCCCACGTCGAGCCAATTGTTTGACGCATTGTTTGCCGAGCTAAAACGGTGGATTAACGAGTTGCCACCCCATCTACAGCAATTGCTAACCACCAAATCAGACCGCGTCGAGCTAACGTCGGCGGCGTCAGAGGCTTTCATATCAGCTAGAACGTCACGCGCAGAAACGCCAGAAGCGTTAGCAGGTGTTCACTCTGAGAATGTTTTATTGGTGGTAGATGAGGCATCTGGTGTGCCTGAGAAAGTCTTTGAAGCTGCGGCTGGCTCTATGTCAGGCCACAGCGCAACCACGTTACTCCTATCTAACCCCACACGATCTTCTGGCACATTCTTTGAGAGCCAGACACGTATGTCCAAGAGCTGGTGGACGCGCAGATGGTCGTGCGTTGATAGCCCACTCGTATCAGCAGAGTTTGTCGATGAAATGCGTGAGCGCTACGGCGAGGATAGCAATGCGTTCCGCATACGTGTGCTTGGCGAGTTCCCTATGGCTGACGATGATACGATAATTCCGTTTCACGTTGCCGAGAGCGCCATACATCGAGATATTGAGGTTACGCCCGATATTAGGCCGATATGGGGCTTGGATGTTGCAAGGTTTGGCACGGATAAGACTGCATTATGCAAAAGGTATGGCAATGTCGTGACAGATATTACCGCGTGGCAGGGATTAGATTTAATGCAGACTGTGGGTAGGGTAATGGCTGAATATGAAAGCCTATCGCCAAGCCTGCGCCCAAACGAAATCCTTGTGGATAGCATTGGCGTTGGCGGCGGTGTAGTTGATAGATTGCGTGAGTTAGGCGCTCCAGTGCGCGGTATTAACGTTGGCGAAGCACCCGCGATGGGCAAGACTTACACAAACTTACGCAGCGAATTGTGGTTTAAGACCAAGGGATGGCTCGAAGATAGATCCTGCAAGTTGCCAAAGAATGACCAGCTCTTAGCCGAGCTAACTGGCATTAGGTACTCATTTACCAGCGCAGGCAAGATGAAAGCCGAGAGTAAGGACGAAATGCGAAGGCGTGGCCTAAAATCGCCCGATTTAGCCGACGCATTATGCCTAACTATGGCTTCCGACGCAGCTACAGCACTATCTGGCGCAAATATAAGCTGGAAGAGGTCAATTAAACGCAATTTAAAGGGAATTGCATGAATAAAAAAAAATTCGACAATTTATCACCCAAGATGAAAAATTTAATGATGAATAGGTGGATAAAAAGCTACATGAGCCGTGGTTTGACGTTGGAAGATGCACAATTTGCCGCTCGTTGGCGTGCAGGAACGTGGAAGCTATCAGATAGAATGCGTGTTGTACTAGCTAATATGGAAAAATTGTGATAGCTTGTAAAAAATATAACACATAGGCGGTAGGTATGCCACAAAATCAATTTATGAGCTTTTTAAACTCGCTAGACAAAGGCGCAAGTGACAGGAATAGCATTACCGAGTTTTTGGCTAATGTTTTGACGCCCGGTGACGAGATGGAATACGTTAACGGTCAACTTATGACTACTGGTGGCAAACCTGTAGAGAATATTGGCGATAAAACGTATTACGGCACGCTAGGCCAAGCTAACTTTGCGGGCAATGACCCAGTTAAGCAGGGTTTGCTATCAAAGATGACTGACGCGCCTGATAAAGTAGCGCGTAAGTTTGGATTGCTAAATAAAGACGTGCAAGTGCCAGACAGTGATTATTACAACATGCTATACGGCGTAAAGCCATTTGGCCCTATAACGCAAACAATTTTACCTGACATAACTGACGAGCAAGAATTCTTTAACTTTGTAGAAGAGTTTAAAGATGACCCATCGTTCGGGCGGTACAAAGGTAACTTGGAAATGATGCGCAAAGTCTTTGATTTAATGAAACAGCAAAATTTAGACTTGTAATGGGCTTATTAGATCAGAATACATACCAAGGTGGGACAAACGCTGAATGGGCTGACTATGTAGACAGCTTAAAGGTAACACCAATGAGCTTTACCCCAATGGACGCCGCAAAATTTGTAGCTGAAGCCACGCCTATCATTGGCGACGCTATGGCAGCTAAAGAAGTTTACGACGAGTTGCAAAAGCCAGACCCTAATTATGCAATGGTGGCAGCTCTAGGCGGCGCAGCTCTCGTTGGATTAGTACCCGGCCTTGGCGACGCTATGGCTGCCGGCATTAAGAAGGGCGCAAGAGGATTACTTGATACAGCTAAACGGATTGAAGTTGATCCGTCAATGATGGGTTCAATGGGCGGCAATCTGAAGGTGAGGCGAGACATCCCAAATGAAATGCGCGGCAATCAGGTATTAGTTCGCATTCCAGTAAAGGACGTTGAGCATGGAGAAAGTGCCATGCCCGGCGGAAAACTTACGCGGCCTAGCTCTCGCAAATTGATTAAAGAGTATTCTGAAAAAGACACTAAAATTCCTCCAATTGAAATTATGTCTTACGAAGATGGTTTAGCTATGATTGCTGATGGAAGTCATAGGTTTGAGGCTGCTAAACTACGCGGCCAAGATTATATTGAGGCATATGTTAATAAAGATGATTTTCTTGATTTGCCTAGCGCGGAAGTAATTCAACCTTCCCCATCATTACCTGCGCCCCGAAATGAAGCTGAAGCAATGGCTAAAAAGGTTTTAGAAATGCGTGCATCAGGTAACGCTCGCGATGTAACTGAAAAAATGATGAATGCGGCTGACGATCAGTATATGTTTAAAAACACGCCAATACCAATGGATGTATCATCAAGGATGGCGCGTGCAGATGAAATGAACCCAAGAAAAGGGTTTCATGGAACAAACGCGGATATACAAGGATTTGAAGGAAATGTTTTTTCAACAGATAACCCAACTTTAGCCAGCACTTATGCAAGAGGTATTAGTGATGGTCAGATTTATCCCTTGCGCCTTGGAAGTAAATTTGGCGACACAATTGTTGAAGGTGCTGGTGCAGATTGGCACAAGATGAATATAAATGACATAAAAGACCCTTCAGTTCAAAGTTGGCTTGATTGGGCGGAAGGCCAAAAAATTTCAACAAGAGAAATTGAAAATGCTGCTAGAAAAGAAGGGCGAAGTGGTGTTCAGTTTAAAAACATAAAAGACACAGGCCCGGGAATCAACTCTAGTCAATTTAAGAACATAGGTTACACAAAGGAGCAAGAGCGAGATTTACAAAGGCAGTATATGAAAGATTTATCAAATCCTTCAAATGTAGATGTTAGATTATCCCCTAATTTAGTGCGTTCTCAATTTGCAAGGTTTGATCCAGAATTTAAACATTTAAAAAATTTAACTGCGGCTGGATTATTAACGCCGGGTGTACTGGCTGCCATGCAAGAGTACAAAAAACAACAAGAGTTAGAACGTGGGCTACTATCTTACTAATAAATATGTTATACAGAAATAAACTGAGAGCTGACTAATGCCAATTACAACATATGCAGAATTAAAGACAAACATTGCAGAGTTTCTTAACCGAGATGATCTAGCAGCAATTTCGTCTACGTTTATATCGCTTGCTGAAGATGATCTAAACCTTAGATTGCGTCATTGGCGGCAAGAGAAGCGAAGCACAGCCGAGATTGACACGCAATATAGCGCAATACCCGCAGATATGCTAGAAATAATACGATTTTACACAACAAGCGGAGATACACGCCCACTTGAGTTAATATCGCAAGCAGAAATGCTTGATCGCAAGTTTAGAAACTTAAACACAAGCGGTCAGCCGGCATATTACGCGCTTACAGCAGGCGAAATTGAAGTTTACCCAGTGCCAGATGGTACATATACTTCAGAATTGTATTATTACAGCCGAATACCCGCGTTAAGTGATAGCAATACATCAAATTGGGTGTTAGATTATTATTCTAGCGCATATTTATATGGCTCACTAATACATTCTGCGCCATACTTAAAGGATGACGCTAGAATACAAGTATGGGCAGCGTTATACCAGAGCGCAATTGACGCCATTAATACTGAAGGTGAAAAAGCTAAATTTGGCGGTTCTGGTCGTCGTATGAAAATAAGGGCATATTAAAATGAGTTTTACAGATACATTTGAAACACGAGTATTAACTTGGGTGTTTACTGCAAGTTCTGCAACGCGCCCGACAGCTTGGTTTGTGGCATTATACACAGCAGCCCCAAATGATACGGGTGGTGGCACTGAAGTTAGTGGCGGCGGATACGTGAGAAAAGCCGCGACATTTACAGTTTCCGGGGATACCGCAAGTAATTCTGGAGCAATAGAATATCCAACTGCAACAGGCAATTATGGTACAGTTAGCCATGTCGGTATTTTTGACGCATCATCTGGCGGTAATTTAATAGCATACGCAGCTTTAACAGTGTCAAAAACTATTTCTACTGGAGATGTATTACGCATACCCGCCGGGGATTTGGATGTTACTTTATCATAAGGATCAAAAATGGCGTTTATAATTAAAGATAGGGTACGCGAGTCAACAACCACAACAGGCACTTCAGCAATTTCACTGGGTGGGACTTCTACTTCATTTGAGACATTTAGCTCTAATATGTCAAATGGTGATACAACGCATTATGCAATAGTTCACCAAACTTCTGATGAATGGGAAGTTGGTGTAGGCACTTGGAACACTGGCAATACATTAACACGGACAACTGTTTTATCCAGTTCTAACAACAACGCAGCAGTAAGTTTTACATCTGGAACTAAAGATGTATTTATGACTTACCCAGCGTCTAAGTCTATTAATAAAGACACGGGTAAAGTAGACATAGACGCACTTGGCATAAACGCTGCACAGGTTTCAGGCTTTACTGTAGGTAAATCTGTACCTTCAAACGCAGTGTTTACCGATACAACATATTCTATAGGCGATGGTGGTTTAACGACAAACGATTTTACCAATGCTGACCACACAAAACTAAATGCTATAGAAGCTAGTGCAACAGCAGATCAAACTGATGCTGAAATTAGGGCAGCTGTAGAAGCGGCATCTGACAGTAACGTGTTCACTGACGCAGACCATACTAAACTCAATGGCATAGCAACAGGTGCTACAGCATATACAAATGCTAACGCAGTATCAGCAGTAACCGCATCTGACCTAGACATGGGCGGTAACAAGGTTCTGTTTAGTAACGTATATTCTGCCTTAAGTGACTTACCTTCAGCTTCTAGTAATCACGGCATGTTTGCCCATGTTCACGCAACAGGCAAGGGTTACTATGCACACGGCGGCAATTGGATTGCTTTAGCTAACGCATCAGACATAATAAACTATACTGTGCAAGATGGTCAGCTATCTCAGAACAACTTTACAGATGCAGACCACAGTAAACTGACTGCAATAGAGGCTAATGCAACAGCAGATCAGACTGCATCAGAAATAAGAACACTAGTTGAAAGTGCTACAGACAGTAACGTATTCACAGATGCTGACCACACAAAACTAAATGCTATAGAAGCCAGTGCTGATGTTACAGATACAGCAAACGTAGTGGCGGCACTTACAGCAGGGACTAATGTTTCAATTGCG